GTCAAGAAATTCCTTTATGGATGCGCGCTTGGCTTCAACCATCTTGTCACGGAAAGCGCTGTCGATGTCCTGTTTGCAGGTCGGGCAGTTCTCATTGTGCTGATAAAACTTGATTTCCTTTTCCAAGGTGGCGATCTTGGCAGTAAACTGGTTCTCATAGTTGTCCAATTCCTGTTTCTTTTTCTGAAGGCTCTTGATGTCCTTTTCAAGCTTGGACACCTTCTCGATCTCAGCATTCAGTTCTTCGATCTTGCTCTTATTCGCCTGTATTTCATGCCAATGCGTTCCGATGGATTGACGCTTGGTTTCAATCATAGCGTCGGTGTCCTGCATCATTTCAACAATGTGTTCATTCTTGACGCGAATGCATTCATCGACAATGCGCATTTCATAATCGACATTGGTCATTTCGCTGTTGACCGCAGCCAATTCATCCTTGTGCAGGGCGTTCATTTTGGTGAAAATCTGGATGTCCAGAAGGTCTTCCACCACTTCGCGTCTGTCAGCCGGCGTCAACTGCATGAATGGCTTGAAGGATGCCGATCCAAGGATGACAATCTGACAGAACGCCTTGTGATTCATCTTCAGGATGTCTTTTTCAAGAATATCCTGATAGGCCAGAATGGATTCTGGCTGACGGATCAATGTTCCATTCTTGTAGATGTCGAACACATTTGGCTTGATGCCGCGTGCCACCTTGTAGGATGATGATCCAACCTTAAACTCAATCTCAACAAGCGTATCCTTGCGATTGACCGAGTTAGCCAATTGCGGGATGTTGATGTTGCGATATGGTTTCTTGTAAAGAACAAAGGAAATCGCATCAAGCATCGTTGACTTGCCAGCGCCATTCTTGCCTGTGAACAGAGTCGAACGATAGTCGGCAAGATCAATCTCAAAAAATTGATTGCCTGTGCGCAGAAAGTTGCGCCAGCGAATGCGTTCAAAGCGTATATACATCACTTACTTTCGGTTTGGTGGAAGCGCCATCGGGATGCCTATGGTGTTTCGGCTCCTTTCTGTCTCTCTGATAGATGATTGGTTTAGGGCCAACATATAAATCCTTGGATGGAAGTCTTTGCATCGCATTCCATGACAGCATAGTTCGTGCCATTTGATTCAATTTCACACTCATTCCATACTCACAGCTTTGTTGTGAAGCGTGGTTAGATAGGCCACCAACATCGGCTTGTTACATTCAGTCGGTGTCTGTTCGACTGTCTTTTGCAAGATCGTCAGGGTGTCTTCTGCTTCAATCAATGTTTCATCATCAATCTGAATTCCGACATCATGATCGATCACCTTCAGGTCGAACGGTTCCTTGGCTTCAAGGAATGCCTGATACTTGTCGAATTTATATTGATCAGTTTTGTTCAGGACAATAACGCGGACAAAACGACCCTTCAGGCGCGAAAAATCCAACGCCTGTAGATCGACCTTTGTTTCATCATAATAGTCCTTGAAGAACATGCAATCAGGATTGTAGATGAAATCGAGCTTCTTGGTTTCGGTGTCAAAAACATGAAATCCTTTTGGATCATCGCAATCGGCCCATGTCATTTCATACTGACAACCAAGATAACTGATGTTGCCGCGCGTCATGCGCGTGTGGAAGTGACCAGTGATGACTCGATCAAAGCGAGCAAACATGGATGGCTGCAAACCTTCCGTTTCCATATGGCCGCCCTTCTGATGCTCGAAACCAATCAATTGCAAATGACCCATAACGGTCGATGCAGTCGAATGCTCAATCATGTGTATGGATTGCGCTTCATTGGCGTCACATATCCACGGCAGGAACAGCATCTTGCAACCGCCGATTTCGACTTCGGCAGGGTTCTCATAGATATAGTTTTTGTGAAAGAGCTTGGAGTGCGAATAAAGCTCGCGCTGCGCATTCAGTTCATTGGTCGCCTTGAATGTCGTGTCATGGTTGCCGATCAACCAATGGCAGTCCATGGCGCGCTGATACAGCGGATCGATCAACTCCTTGCGCAGGACTTGCCCTGATTGGTAGTTGATGTACTTGCGTCGATCAACAAGGTCGCCAAGATGGATCAGGGTTCTGATGCCATGCTTGTCGATATAGGGGAAAAACTGGTCGCGGAAGAAACGGGTCTGTGATTCCTGAAAAATCCTGTGATCGTTTCTTACGCCAAAATGGCTGTCATTAAGAAGGCAAATTTTCATTCTTATTGTTATTTTCTATGTCTTCACACACTGCAAGATATTCGTTCAATAGGATTCTTGCTTGCTCAATAGTATCACAATGATTCAATAAGTCAATGGCTTCACGAATGGCTTCAACCCTTTCGTGCCATGCCCTTTGAATAACCGCCTTGACGATCAACGATTCTTCTTCAGTTGCTGGTTCACCCATGATTTTTGTTCTCCCTTGGCTATGGCCGCCTCGCAATATTCCCTGATGGCTTCAACGCGCGTGCGATAATTGTCTTTGACATTGGCATTGGGGGCGGTAAGATAATTTTTGACCAAATCCTTCACCATTTCAGGAACAAAGTTTTCCCTTGTTTCGTTGATCAAGTTACTCATTGTCTTCCTCGTATTCCAGTTGCTTTTTCTTCTTGGCCTTCTGTAGGCGCTTCTTTTCGGCTATCTGTTTTTCAAACTCGACCACCAAATTGTTCATGTATTCATTGTCGATGTCGCCGGCCAATTGCTGCGACAAATCGACGCCAAGCATCTGACCTTCTTCCAAGATGCCGAATGTGTAGGTGTTTTCCAGCGTCTTCTGTTTCACATACAGGTGCATCTTTTCCGCCTTGATCCTGCGGATATAGGCGAACATGATGATTTGCGTGAAATAGGCGTAAGGGTCATTGTATTTCTTTTCATTGAAATTGTCAATGTATTTACACACATTCTCATAGCCATCCCCTTCCATATCTTCACGAAATGGATAACCTGCGAAATTGCGCAGGGACGCGATCTTTTTACATAAGAGCAAGATGCATTCCCCAATGTAGGCAGGGATGCGCGGTTTCTGCTCAGGCGGCAAATTGCTGGCGCGGTAGATGGATTGCTTGTAATCCACCATGGCCGAATAGAGCTTTTTCTTGTCGATGTAGTATTCAGCCGATGTCGATTCGCGCTTGCGTTTTTGAATGACGACTTTTGATTTTGTTTTCTTCATTTTTGTTGTTGACATTTCCATTTTTTCGTGTATAATCCCTTTCTTGAAAGGAAAGATATATATCTAAGATTCAATACTGAAGGCTTCCAGCATCGGCTACGCCGATACGATAGGTTTTGACCTTGTAATCAAATTCCTGTTCATCGTAATTTGATGCTCGCTCACGAAAATGAGCGATGGAATAATTTGACTTTCCGGCATAAGCCAGATCATCGATTAAATCCCAAACGCCACATTCCGTTTTGTTTTCACCCATACGCAGACCACGACCAATCGACTGCAAAATACGGACCCTTGATTTGGTCATTTGCGCCAGAATGATGTGATGCAGATTGTTGATGCTCACACCGGTCGAAAACACGCCAAACGAAGCAAGGATGATCGCCTTCTTGCGAATCTCAGTGAGCTTTCTGAGCATTTCCCTTTGATCGGTCTCGGTTGGTCCATAGACCAAATCAACATGCTGTTCGCATCTTTTCAGCATTTCATACAGATATTCGCCGTGTTCCTGTCTATCAAATAGGATCAAGCGGTTGCGATCCAGTGACAGAACAAGTTTTTTGATAAAAATGTTCCTGCCATAATGGTTGTTGAGAAAATCGATCTCGACCGCGTAGCGGGCCGAACCCTTGTTCGGCAACTCGTTCTTCAGCTTGCGCAACGCATAGGCGTCCTTTTCAGGAAACTCCAAGACGCAGCAATTGATCACCGGGCGGGCGATATAGCCTTCCTTGACCAGTTCCATGGTTTTACCGACCACACGCTTGCGGCCAAACAGACCTTCCAAAACGCTTTCATTGATCAGGGTTCCGGTCAGTGATCCTGACAGTCCAAAGCGATAGGCGACTTGATCGGCTTTTTCCATAATGCCCTTCAGGCATTTGGACTCATACTGGTGCGCTTCATCGACAATGATCACGCCAAATTGGCGGAACCGCTTTTTGTCCATTGACAGGATCGATTGATAGGTAGTGACAACAATGTCACTCTGCACTTTCTTTTCCTGCCCTTCCATGATATATTGCATGGAATAGGCGACCTTTGCGCCTTTGGCAAATTTTTGAAAATCATCGCATGCCTGTAGCACCAGATTGGTGCGCGGGCAGATGATCAATGCTCTTTTGCCCTTGTGCCACATGGCGATCAGCCAAATGATCACTGTCTTACCGGATGCGGTGGGCGATATGATCAGGTTGCGGCGGTCATTGATGGCGCAATAAAGTCCGGCCTTTTGATAATAGCGCGGCTCGAAATTCAAATGCAGATCATTTAAAAAGGTCTGGACCGCCTGCGGGGGCACCACCGGGTCTTTTTCTAACTGAGAAATTACCTTGTATTTTCTATAATGAGCAAATTCGGCAACCCTGTGCGCCAGACCCTTGGGAAGCAGGTTGGTGTGGATGCTGAACAGATGCGTTTTGCCATCCCAATGGGGATTGCCGGAAAATTCCGCCCTTGGGCTGTCATAGGTAAAATACTGATACATTTCCATGGCGAGATCAGGCGTCGTCTCGACCTTGCAATGCGTTTCATTATGCTCAATGAGCACGATTTCATTCGGCAAATATGTGCTTTCTGTGAATCATGATGTCCTTAATCTGGAAACCACGATTATGGATCATCGCCAATACATCTTCAAGATATGACACTTTGTCTTCGGCCGCGCCCATTAGGGCTTCCTTTTCGATCACAAATGGGTCGCGCTCGACCACTTGTTTGCGCCCTTCTTCGGAACGATAGGGCGTGCCTTGATATTGCGTTTTCCATGGGCATTGCGGATGCTTCAGGTCTTCCATGTCGAGCAACCCCTGATAATACAGGTGGCCGATGGCGCGCATGGTCTTCAGTTCCTTGTGGTGCTTGCGCCACAATGTTTTTTCGATGGACCAAAGATTCAGATATTTGCAATGCAGGCGCGTGGTGTTGTGCGTTTCATAGTCCATGTCTTCGGCGTGAAGTTCATGATCTTCTTGCCACATGGTTCTAATTTCTTCCAAAGTCAAGTTTTTACCCTGTAAAGGTTAGATTCTGGATGCGATTCTATCAGATATATTATTGAGTGTCAAGTACATTCACAGTAAATCTTTGATAGGCGAAACCCGCTGAAACATCGATGTTGGTTGGTCGTTCGACAGCCATATCAAAGGGAATTTCCTGTAAATAGACCGGAAACATGTCCTGAAAAATGACTTGGACATTTACATTTTTTGCCGAATCGAGTA